GAAGATGCTGCGTGGCTACCTTCGTAATCAACAGTTGGTCGATCTTAACTTCATTCCTCCTGATATCAAGAAGGAAGTGCTTGTGCAGTTCGAAGAGCAGGCAGGAAAAGGCCGTGATAAGCTCTTTAACTACTTCATCGATCGTCGACTTAAACTCCTTGTAGAAAGCATTAATGAGTTTTAATATGCAAAGAACATTAGCGATAGCAGAAATCCTTGATCTTGTCAAGGAAGCCAAGGACGTACCGACAAAGGTTTCTCTCCTTCGTCAGTATGACAGTGAAACCCTTCGTTATATCCTTGAACTGGCTTTCCATCCAAATGTAGGATGGTGGTTGCCAGAAGGAGCTCCTCCTTATACGCCAAGCTCGCTGCTTGACACAGAAGGAAGGCTCTACAAAGAGGCACGTACTCTGCCTCTTTATCTCTACGGTAATCGTCCTGATCTCAAGAAGCATCAGCGCGAAAACCTTTTTATCGGTCTTCTCGAATCTCTTCATCCGAAAGATGCCGCTCTTTTGATCGCCGTCAAGGATAAGAAAGTCGAAGGACTTAACGTCGCAACAATTAACGAAGCTTTTCCAGGGTTAATTCCAAATGAGCAACACAGTTAAGCGTTTTAGAAAATACAATGAAGAATATGACGACTCGAAAAATACATCACATGATCATCGTCAGCATTTAAGTGAGAAGCGGCTTCGAGCTGCCCTCCGTTCTAAGACAAAAAGTACATTGTTAGATTTGATAGAAGATGAAGATTATTAATGCCTATATACGAATTTAGATTGAAAGAAACCGGCGAAGTCTTCGAGGAATTCTTTAACTACCAACAGAAAAAAGATTTCCTCGAAGATAATCCCGATATCGAAGAGATTATAGGTGCACCTCATGTAATATCAGGAATATCAGGCGTTACTCATAAGACAGATTCTGGCTTTAATGATCTGTTGAATAGAATTGGTAATGCTAACCCACACTCTCCACTCGGTCAACAACACGGCGATAAAGATATCAAGAGTTCGAAGATCAGAGAGGCAGTGAATAAGGCTCGTAATAAAAAATAAGGACAACTTGTGCAACATAGCCAACCTCGTTTAACTAAGAGAGAAAAAAGAATCGCCAGACAAAATGGTGACACACAAGAAGGGTTGACATTTAAGAGTCAAAATTTTAATTTAAAAAAAATAAATCCACTCACAGAAAACCAGCGCATTGCGTTTGATTCTTTTGATGATGGAAAACATCTGATGTTGCACGGCATGGCTGGTACAGGTAAAACGTTTATTGCTCTGTATAAGGCCATCGAATCGTTGATGGAAAATACCGGTGTACAAAATAAGATTTATATTGTAAGATCGGTAGTACCAACACGAGATATGGGTTTTCTTCCAGGAAACCAGAAGGAAAAGATGAAGGTCTATGAGGCACCTTATTATGCCATCTGCACCGAACTATTTGATCGGTCTGATGCATACGAGATCCTCAAGCAGAAGAACGCAGTCGAGTTTATCTCAACATCGTTCGTTCGTGGTATTACCATGAACAATTGTTTTGTTATCGTGGACGAAGTCAATAATATGACGTTCCACGAACTGGACTCGGTGATCACTCGTATTGGTAAGGGTTGTAGAGTATTGTTCTGCGGTGACTTCCGTCAGTCAGATCTTACGAAGGACCAAGAACGCAGCGGACTGAAAGACTTCATGCGAGTCATCGGTAAGTTGAATGATTTTGTACATGTTGACTTTCTCGAACAGGATATCGTTCGATCAAAATTAGTGAAGGAATATATAATTGCTCGTCAAAAACTCGGACTTCAACCGTAAAGGTTTCGAATACGATTTGCTAGACTTTGCGGAGCTGCAAAGGATAGATGGTCCAACACGTCTCTATGAGACGCCAGAAGGGAAGAGATATCCGTCTGTCACCGCCGTCCTCGGTAAGATGACTGATAAATCTGCCCTTGAAGCTTGGAAGAAAAGAGTAGGCGAGGACGAAGCAGCTCGAGTTTCATCTCGGGCTGCCACTCGTGGAACTAACATCCATACCATGTGTGAGAACTATGTGTTAGGTCATGACATCGATACGTCGATGCCTCATAACATGATGATGTTCCGTCAGATCAAGATGATCCTTGACGACAAGGTCGACATGATCCGAGCCACAGAATGCACTCTGTTCTCTGATCATCTGAAGCTAGCAGGTTCATGCGACCTGATAGCAGACTACGACGGCCGTCTGTCGATCATCGACTATAAGACTTCGTCTAAACTCAAGCGTAAGGAATGGATCGAAGGTTACTTCATGCAAGCCAGTCTCTATGCATATATGCTGTGGGAAATGACAGGCATCTTAGTGAAGGACATCGTTATCATCATTGGTGTCGATGATTCTCTCGAGGCACAAGTGTTTAGGGAACGACCTCAAAACTACCTTGAGAAAGCGGTCGATCTGGTTCGATCTTACCATCAAATGTACGGATAAGAAAATGCGGCTTCGGTCGCATTTTTTTTGACAATAAACATGTACAATATTTCGAAAACAATGTAAGGTGGAACTATAATCAAGAAGGAAAAAATATTATGACTCGCTTATTTGAATACATCCTCGCTCAAGATGATCCATTTGATTTCATCTATGAAGCCCTCGGTGGAACGCATGGTGTTGAAACCATGAAGACTTGCACTGAGATGTATGGTGATATCTCTGCAGACTACATGCTGCATCCAGATGATGACTTCGAACGCATCATTGAGATCATGGTCGAACAGATGGAGGATGATGTATGAGTAGTTCTATTCTTGCCTTTTCCTACTTTGGCAGAGAGACTGTTGAGAGAGCAGTCGCTGCATATTTTGCCAAGCACGGCGTTACAGAAGATGTCCGTGACTATCTGATGGTTCTCGAAGACGAAAAGCCAGACGATTTTTTTCAGCTAGTTTGTGATTTTATCGAAAAATAAGCATGTACATTTTATCAAAACTTTGGTAAGGTGGACCTATAATGATGAAGGAAGAAAAAATGTTGAAGTACGTAGCAGTTTTCGCCGGTCTGATGATTATGTGTGTTCCTGAAGATGCAAGCTTTCTTCAGTTCGCCGTACAAGGCCTCATCGGTCTCTCCATCTTTATCGCTGGTACAGTCGCACTGATTGATTCGGCTGAATAATTTTAAAATAAACATGTACAAATAAGCCATTCTTTGGTAGAATGGTATTACCAAATTGAAAAAGGAAACTATATTATGGCACATATGATTGAATTTCTCGACGGCAAGGCTTCGATGGCTTATGCAGGAGAAACACCTTGGCATCACCTCGGCACGAAGGTCTCGAACGACCTCACTCCGAATCAGATGCTGAAGGCAGCAAACCTCGACTGGAAGGTCAATCCAGTTCCTGCTTTCGCCGATATTGGTGGCAAGCAAGTCGACATCGGTCACTCCGCTCTGGTTCGTGACGTCGACAACAAGATCCTCGACGTGATCACTAACGATTGGGTTCCTAATCAGAACGAATCAGCCTTCGAATTCTTCAATGATTTCGTTGCAGCCGGTGAGATGGAAATGCACACCGCTGGTTCGCTTCGCGATGGTCAGCTTGTTTGGGCCTTGGCAAAGGTGAAGGATTCCTTCGAATTGTTCAAAGGCGATCAGGTCGATTCCTACCTGCTCTTCACCAATCCGCATAAGTATGGTTGGTCGATCGATGTCCGCTTCACGCCAGTTCGCGTTGTTTGCAACAACACTCTGACTCTCTCGCTCAACAGCCAGTCGAGCAAGATCGTCAAGGTTAGCCATCGCCGCGAGTTTGACGGTGACGTTGTCAAGGAAACGCTCGGCGTAGCCAAGGAAAAGCTTGCGAAGTACAAGGAAATGGCTGCTTATCTTGGTTCGAAGCGCTACACTGACGAGAACATCGTCGAGTATTTCCAGCGTGTATTCCCTGTTACTGGTTCGAAGAAGGATCTCAGCAAGAATGCTGGTATCGCTCTCGAAATCATGGACCAACAACCTGGTGCCGAGTTTGGCGAAGGTAGCTGGTGGCAGGCTTTCAACGCGGTTACCTTCATGACTGACCACATGATTGGTCGTAATGCAGATAATCGTATGACTTCTGCTTGGTACGGTTCGAACAAGAACCTCAAGACGAAGGCATTGGAAACTGCCATCGAATTTGCAGACGCAGCATGATTGTAACTTACCTGCCATGGCTAATGTCATGCCTTACCATTTGGATGACATTGCTGGCGGGTAACAATCATCCTCGGGCGTGGGCAGTCGGTCTTGCGAATCAGGTCCTATGGGTGACATGGATTATTGCCAGTCAAACATGGGGCCTGATTCCAATGAGCATTGCTCTTGCGATTGTATATGCTCGAAATCATTTTAAATGGAATGCGGAGGATAGGAATGTTTGAAGTTAAGAGTCGTTCTGTCGAATCGTGGGGACCTCTTGCTTTTCTTAGCGAGAGTAAGTTCAATCAGATCCTCAACAGTCAGCCTGGTTCTACGAAGGATAAGATCAAGAAACTCAAGAAGCTCAAGACTTATAAGGTTCAGTTCAAGAAAGTTTGGCAATCAGGTTACTTTGAAATCCAGGCTCAAGATGACTACTCTGTTGGTATTGCAGCTAAGCAATACTTTAAGGAGAATGCAGAATCCATCGAGTTCGAAGAACAAGCTCGCAATCAGTGGGCAGATGGTTATGCAGGTTATGATTCGTTTAGTTATGTAAAGGTAAGGAGTTAAGTTATGTTTTGGTTATATGGTTTTATTGCATTGCTTTTAGGACGGACGTTCTATGCAGGCATGAGTTATAAGACTCTGTTTTATCGTGATCCTAAGC